CTTTTATGATACTGACCAAAACGTAAGAGTAATAGAAAGTTTTACAAACTGTTCATTAGACCCTTCACAAAATAACTTTATAGCAAATAAAATTGGTACTTCTAACGGTGAATATCAAGTAAAATCTAAATACTTAATGATTGAAATGGCTGATGAAGCACCAACAGACGCACTTCCTTGTGGGTTTGAAGGTTACATCATGAGAGAATACTCAAATGCAACACCTCCATTTGTTATATACAAAACAAGATATTTAAAGGCGGGTGATGAAATTGACAATCCTCCTTTTGGTTCTGCAAACGGTGGTGATAATATTAGAATTTCATCAGGTGAAAATGTTAGAAGAGCGTACTTAGGTATTTCTAATATCACAGGAGTTGATTATGATTTCTTTGAATACAAAGGTAAACAACTTCCTACAAATATCGCAACTGATACTACAGGTCCTGATTGGGGTTATATAACAAAAGGGTTCCACTTAGATAGTGGTGCTACTATTGTAACTATTTCTAACGCTTATGCTACTTCAGGTCAGTCAGCGTTTGAAGTGGGTGCAGGTTCATTCTCGAGCGAACCTTTAGACAGTGATAATCCTTATTACAACTTAAATACGAGAAAATATACTTTATATGCTTATGGCGGATTTGATGGTTGGGATATTTATAGAGCGTCAAGAACAAACGCAGATACATTCGCGTTAGGTCAGACAGGATACAAACAAGGAGCAGCAGCTTCCGCAACGTATCCTACAGCATCAGGTTGGGGAGCGTTCAAACAAATTTCAGGACCAAACCAAGAGACTTGGGCAAACACTGACTACTACGCTTACAAATGGGGTCAATCAACATTCTCTAATCCTGAATCTACAAATATAAATGTGTTTGTTACACCAGGAATTGACTATGTAAACAACAGTAACTTAGTTGAAGATGCGGTTAATTTGATTGAGGAAGATAGAGCAGATTCAATTTACATCTGTACTACACCTGACTTTAACTTATTCTTACCTTCTTACCAAAATATAGAAGAGGGGTTAATTTATCCTCAACAGGCGGTTGACAACTTAGAAAATATAGGTATTGACTCTAACTACACAGCTACTTATTATCCTTGGGTATTAACAAGAGATACTGTTAATAACACTCAAATTTATCTTCCACCTACGGCTGAAGTTACTAAAAACTTAGCGTTGACAGACAACATCGCATTCCCTTGGTTCGCATCGGCGGGTTACACGAGAGGTCTTGTAAACGCAATTAGAGCGAGACGTAAGTTGACACAAGAAGATAGAGACACATTATATAAAGGTAGAATCAACCCAATTGCAACTTTCAATGATGTTGGTACAGTAATTTGGGGTAATAAAACTCTACAAATTAGAGAATCTGCACTTGACAGAATCAATGTTAGAAGATTATTACTACAAGCTCGTAAGTTAATTTCAGCAGTGGCGATTAGATTGTTATTTGAACAAAATGATGACAAAGTAAGACAAGACTTCTTAGATTCAGTAAATCCAATTTTGGATTCAATTAGAAGAGACCGAGGTTTAATTGACTTTAGAGTTACAGTTTCAAATACACCTGAAGATTTAGACTCAAACACTCTTACAGGTAAGATTTACTTGAAACCAACAAGAGCGTTAGAATACATTGACATCGAGTTTGTTATTACACCAACAGGAGCATCATTTGACAACGTATAATAAATGTGGGGGGTCACTCCCCCACTTATTTTTAAAATATAAATAAAATGAAAATTAAAAAGAAAGTTATTAAAGAGTCAGTTGGAATCAAAGATTGGTCGGACAAAACTTATTCCACAAAAAAACAAAATGTAGTTTTAACTGAATCTCAGTTAGAAAAACTTTTAGAAAAACTTCAAAAATAATGGATATTAAAGGGTATGTTAGAAAATTTGTTCAACAAAGATTGAACGAAGGATTTGATGATGTTGGTAGACCTGACTTAAAATATTATGCATTTGATTGGGATGATAATATTTTATTCATGCCAACTTCTATTTTGGTTATGGATGAAGACGAAAACGAAATACCCATGTCAACAGAAGACTTTGCAGAGTACAGAGAAAAAATTGGTTTTGAACCATTTATGTATAAAGGTAAAAGAATCGTTGCATTTTCTATTGGGGCATTTAAAAACTTCAAAGAGTTTGGAAACAAAAGATTTATTATTGAGTCTATGGTTGCACAACCCGGTCCGTCTTGGCCTGAGTTTGTGGAATGTATAAATGGTGGGTCGGGGTTTGCTATAATTACCGCTAGAGGGCATAGTCCTGAAACTTTAAGAGAGGCTGTTTACAACTTAGTAATGAGTAATAAAAACGGAATAGACTCAAGAGAATTAGCTAGAAATTTATACAAGTATCGAGAAATAGGAAACAAAGTTAAAGCGGACACTACTGTTAAAGCATTGTCACCATCAGAACTTAATGACTATTTGGACTTATGTAAATTTGAACCCGTGTCTTTTAAAAAGGGAAACGCCTCTAACCCTGAACAAGCAAAATTTGATGCATTAAAACAATTTATATCTTATTGTAAGAGTTTGGCAAGTGAATTAAAAAGTCGTTACGGGGTCGAGGGTAGTCCTATGTTTAAAAATGATGTTGAATTTAATTCAAGTTGGGAACCTTATATTGGTTTTTCAGATGACGATTTAAGAAATGTTGAAAAAATTAAAGAATTATTATCTGGTGAGTATGAAGAATTACCTTTAAACTTATATTTAACAAAAGGAGGAAATAAAGTTAAATACTAGTTTCTAGTTATAGAATAAATTTAAAATAATTGAAAGTAAATACAAAAAATAATTTAGTAAGTATTTATAGTAAAATAAAATAAAAATTAAAAAATAAGAAAACATGGCTGATTTATTAATGAGAATGCCGTTTCAGTACGAACCAAAAAAGAAAAATAGGTTTATACTAACATTTGACTCTAGTTTGGGTATTAATTCATGGTATGTTGAAAAAGCGTCAAGACCGTCAATTAAAATCGATACAAAAGAAATTAAATTTTTGAATACACAAACTTATGTTGCTGGTTTTTTCAATTGGGAAAGTATTTCTGTAACTTTAAGAGACCCTATTGGTCCATCTGCTGCACAGGCAGTAATGGAATGGGTTCGTTTACATGCTGAATCAGTAACTGGACGTATGGGTTATGCTGCAGGTTACAAAAAAGATGTGAACTTAGAAATGTTAGACCCAACAGGAGTTGCGGTTGAAAAGTGGATATTACAAAATTGTAGTATAACGGATGCAAAATTTAATGATGTTGGATATGGTGACTCAGACCTTATGACTGTAGACATGACATTACAACCCGATAGATGTATATTAGTTTACTAAAATTTTAAAAATAAAATTATAATTAATCCCGTCATTAGATGGGATTTTTTATTTACAATAATTTTATTCAAAATATTTTTAAAATAAAAACTATGGACGAATCAGCAAAATACGGGCAAATGGATTTTAATTTGCCACATGACGTTATAAAATTACCATCACAAGGTATATTTTACAAACCAAAAAAAGAAACTATTAAAGTGGGGTTTTTAACCGCACAAGATGAAAATATTTTGATGTCACAAAATAACGATAAAGAAGGGATTATTTATTCATTACTTAGACAAAAAATATATGAACCTGGATTTAACATTAATGATATGTTGGATTGTGACGTTCAAGCAGTTTTAATTTTTTTAAGAAACACATCTTTTGGTCCTGAATATAACTTCACAGTTACTGACCCAAGAACAAACAAAACATTTGAAACAACAGTTCTTTTAGATGAGTTGGATTACAAACCGATTGAAGAAAAACCTGATTTTGAAGGGTTATTCTCATATGTACTACCAAAATCAAAAAAAGAAGTTAAGTTTAGACTGATGACGATTGGAGACCAAAAAGAGTTGGACAAATTTAATTCTCAATATCCGGCCGGCATGACCGTTCCTATTGCAACCAAAAGATTAGAAAAACAAATTGTAGAAATTGATGGTACTAAAGACCCACTTCAAATTGTAAAGTTTATTAATCAAATGCCTATATCAGATGCAAAAGACTTTAGAAGATTTGCATATAAATGTGAACCAAAAATCGATTTACAAAAAGTAATTCAAACCCCGTCTGGAGAAAAAGTGACTATTGATGTTGCTTTTGGGGTGGAATTTTTTCGCCCTTTCTTCTGATTATCAAAAACATCTTTTAGACGAAATATATTATTTGGTCAAGTTCGCAAGATTTTCTTATCGAGACATTATGAGTATGCCAACATATGAAAGAAAGTTCTTCATTAATAAGTTGATTGAAGAAAATAAAAAACAACAAGAATAATATTTATCAAATAAAACTATATGATGTTTTTAGGTTATACTGACCCTTTTGCTGGAACTGGTACTGATTCTAAGGGTACATTTTCATATTTAGCCGATATTAAAAAAGCAACAGTAGAGGCGTTTTCAGTAAAAAGAATTGAAGACTATTTTTTAACGGTTGAAGCAAAGGCAAAAGACTTAAATAAGTCACTAACCACTGGTCTTTATGAGTATGCGGAAATATATAGAAAAACAATTTCTGATGTTTATTTAGAAAATATTGAGTTGGGGTTTGCATTTGACGACTCGTCTAAATTAATTTCATCAATGGCCTCTGAAATGAAAAGGATGGTCCCTTTTACCCAAGCAAACGCCACACACGCATTAGTTTTAGGTAAAGTAATTGGGGAAACTCCTGAAGAAGCTGCTAAGTTAATTGGTCAAATGACAGCATATGGTAACAGTCAAAAAAAGTCTATAGATGTATTAAACAAAGCCACAATGACCGCAAGGGCTTTTGGTTTAGATGCTAAAACATTAACCAAAACTGTGTCTGATAATATCCAAAAGGCTCAAATATACGGGTTTAAAAATGGTGTTGAAGGTTTAACAAAAATGGCCGCTCAAGCTCAAAGGGTTGGATTTGATATAAAAAATGCTCAAGCGGTTTCTGAGGATATTTTAGAAGGGGGTCTTGAAGATGCGGTAAAAAAATCTTCTGAACTACAAGCTTTAGGAGGTAATATAGGTGCGTTAGGTGACCCGGGTCAGTTATATCGTATGGCAATGTATGATATTGAAGGACTTCAGGACGAATTAATTAAAGCGTCCTCTTCTGCGGTAGATTTTAATGAAACTACAGGAGATTTTAAAATTGGTGGTGAAGAAATGCTTAGACTTAGACAACAAGCAAAAATATTAGGTTTAAGTTATGAAGAAGTTGCAAAAGGAGCTATCAACGCCAGAAAAGAACAAGAAATTGGGGCTAGAGTTGGTGGTTTATCAAAGTTAACTGAAGACCAAAGAAGTTTAGTTGCGAGTTTAGCAGAAATTGGACCTGGAGGAAAAGTAACTTTAGATATACCAGGGTTTGGAAATATAGCAGATTTAGAATCGGCATTAAAAAGTGACCCTAATGCATTGGCAGGAGCTTTAGCCAAATATCAAGATGATATGAATAAGACACCTGTTGAAATACAGACGGAGATGAAAGACATTGCTTTACAAACTCAAAGTATTCAAACACAAATGAGTAATACTCTTATTTCTATTCAACAACAAGGTATTAAAACATTAGAAAATCAAGGATTAGGTAATACAGTTTTAACCGCATTGAAAAATCAAACAGGATTACCTGGAACAGGTACTGAATCGACTTTTACTGATTTAAAAAATAAAATAACTACAGAGATAGGAACTGTAACAACCGAACTTACTAATTTTTATACCGGACTTAAAACTCTTACAAATAATGTTTTAACTATATCAGTGGCACTAGCGGGATATGCAGCAACATCCTTAGAGAATGTTTATACATCTCTTGGTGGTTTCACAGCAACCACCGCTTCGGCAACCCCAGTACCTCAACAATCTGATGCATTTGTACCTGCAGGTGGAGGAAAAATGGTTTCGGGCTCTTTTGGGCAATTTTTGGGCGACACAAAAGATGATTTATTACTTTCTCCTGGAATAGGAGATTTTTTTAACAAATATAATGAATCTGAAAATATTTTAAAATCAATTGGAGGTCCTATTAACAAATATAATGAATCTCAAAACAATTTTAAATCAATTGGTGGTCCCAAATCGGGAGGAGATTTATCTTTATTATATAAAAACGCAGCCGCTCAACCATCACAAAATTTAGTCGACTTATTAACAAAGTCTTCTTCATTTTCACCAACTAAAACAGAAATAATTCAAAAAGTAGAAATCGGAGGTAAAACTGAACTTACTTTGAACATTAACACAAATATACCACAAAATCTAATAAACGAAGTTTTGAATACCGCTCAATTGAAAGATACGATTATGTCCACAGTCAATACTAGATTAAGTGCTGAATATTCAGATAAATTATCAAATGCATTTATTACTCAAAAAAGAGGATAAAAATTAAGCTATGTCTATTTATAAAATAAACAAATAAATGGATAGTCCACTTTCATTTAACTCTTCTGAAAACTTTAGAAAAAGATTATTAACACGAAATCTTAAACCATATCGTGTTGACGGTACATCTTTTGGCGAATCTTTCCAAAACAAAGAATTTCAAATTGTAGATTATTCTGTAAAAGACTCTGAAGAAATTTCTAAAATTGGTGATATACAGGAAAAAGATTTATATAAACAAAATAAATATGGACCTGATAATAGTAACTCCACCTATGGAGATATGGTCAATATTAACATTAACCTTAATGTTGAAACTAATTTTGGTTTATATGGTTTTAAAAACTCAATCAATTCTAAGTTAGAAAAAATTGGAGATGGACAAGAAAAATTATTATATGTTAATAACATTTACGGACCAACAGAATTTGAAACATCATACGGTAATACCATAGATATTAACAAAAATTTACAAACAGAAACAAATAAAGGTAAATATGGTTACCCTTTAACTGTTGGAAGTGATTTAGAAAAAATTGGTGATACAAAAGAAAAAGAATTAATTGTTACAAACTTATATAAACCACTTAACACAAATGACCGTGGTTTTGGTGATACTGTATGGTATATTAATAACAATCAAACAATTCTATC